GTAACTGCCACAGCAGCACTATCTACTACTGCTTGAGCCTGTATGATTGAGTCCTGTGCCTCTGCGATAGTGGCTGTAATGGCTTCTGTAGGGCTTGTAATGGCTGTTGCGTTATTTTCTATAGCTTCTATATAGGTTTCAGCCTGAGATATTTCAGTATTAGCTACCTCAATTGTGGCTGTTGCATTTTCTGTTATTGTAGGATCAGAGGGGGATACTTGAACTGTATTAGTTTCGTCAGCATGTGCATAATCTGCAGGAGAGAATATCATCCAAAGTGTTAAAAGCAACCCCACTAATCCCATTTTGATTAGTATGTTTTTAATTTTTTCTCCTATTAGTTTGTGGTGGTAACTAATAGTCTTATTATATCATTCTATAATAAAAAAGGGAGCCAGTTTCCTGACTCCCCTGATTATTAAGCTAGATTACTTCTTTAGCGCAACCTTAGCCTTTGGATTCTTCTTGTTCCACTTTGTAGCAAGTGCATTGTATTGTGCCTTGTAAGCTGCTGCTGCTGTTGCTGTAGCAAGATCTGCTGAAGCTTTTGCTGCTGCTGCATCTGCTGAAGCCTTAGCAATTGCATCTGCAAGTGCCTTATCTGATGCAATCTTATCTGCTGAACGAGCAGCAATTACTGATGCTAGTTCTGCACTAAGTGCTGCAACTCTTGCATTAAGTGCTGTAATTGTTCCATTAAGATCTGTTACTGCAAATGAGCCAACAACTGCCTTAACTGGAGCAGCAAAACCTGTTACTGCTGTAGCAGAAGCTGCGCCTGTTGCTGCAACTGTTACTGTTCCAGCAACTGCAACTGATAACTTTTCAGCCTTTGAGCCAAGTGTTAGTGTTGAGTCTGCAGTTACATTTGCTGCTGTTGATGTAATAATTGACTTTGAAATTGAAGCATCTGCCCATGTTCCGCCAATAAGTGTTGCTGTTACTGTTTCTCCACCTACTGGGTTACCGAATGCATCTGTTACATTTACTGAAACTGATGGGATTGTTCCTACTGCTACTGCAGATGGAACTGATAGACCAACATTGTATGCTGATCCTGCAATACCCTTAACGTAAACAATAGTTGAGTATGCACCATTTGTAATGGTTACTGATCCAGTATTTGTTGATGTTGTGAATGCATATACAGTAATTGCAGTTCCCTGCGATGTTGCTGAATATGATGTTGTTCCTGCTGATGCAAGAACTGGTGCTGTTGGAGCATTGTCCAAAGCAAGAACAATTTTAACTCCACCTGTTGATACAAATGAAACAGCTGTTCCTGTGTCAGCAGTTGCAGCAAGTGCTACAGCGTCTGCTGAGTCTACCTTGTTATCTGCTGGAACGTTTGCAGTTGCTGGTGCAGTTGCAGTCGTTGCGTTTGCTGATCCTGCTACTGTTACTGCAAGAGGCGCTGCACTTGAAGGTGCAATTACCAATGCTGTGCTAGTCAGGGCTGCAGCGATGATTAGCGATATTTTCTTAAATGAATTCATCTTTCTCCTTGTTAGTTGTTATATTAGATTAAGTTTATCAAGAAAATCCCTAACATCATTAGGCATTTCCCGATTATCTAATTCTATCATATCCCTCTGCTTCTGTGCAAGTCGTGCACTAGAACTCCAGGTATGGACATCTATCTCTATATTAGTATTCTTTTGTGTATGGGAAATAGCACCAAATACTGCCCCACATACCGCATCTGCTAAGTCTTTAGATTTTTTACGTGGGTGGTCAACCCTGTTACCCTTCATTATTTTCAATTCTGACATTTCTTCAAGCAGTATTGGGATCATAGGAATAGCAACACGCTCTTCATAAATCATCATAGCTAAATCTTCATAGTGTTTTTTAGCAACAGAAACAGTCTCAGTTCTTATTCCAACTGCCTGCAATTCGTTTTGAATATCAAATGACTGCCATCGGTCAAATGAAACCATGCCTAAATTAAAACCTTGTCTGCGTAAATTCATAATCCATTGTTTTACTTCTGAAAGATTTACTGGGCCCTCTGCTCTTGGCTCCCACCAGGCAACGGCATCAACAACAACAATCGGGGCTACCTGCTCATAATCTTTAATTACTTGAATACTTACCCATTTATCCACATGAGCAATTGCTACAGCACACTTGTCATGCTTTTGTGCAAGGTCAGCATGAATATAATAAACCTTATCTGGATCTGGTTTAAAGGTTTCGTCAAACCTTCTAAATGAATCTAATGGATTTCTAGAATTCATACATCTTTCTAGCTTATCTTTTTGTTTAAAAAATGCATCAGAGGCATAGGTTGGCATACATGCAAAACGCATCATAGCATCACCAAGGTCTGTATAAAAAGCTAACTTAAAATCTTCTATTTTACGTGTAGGATTTACTTCCCATGTAGGTCTTTTGAATGCAAATACTCTTGGTATTTTGTATTGAAGTATTGTATCTTCATCCCACGAAATTTCAAATTGATTGCCTGGATCATCATGTGGTAATTCTTCATTCATTATGAAAGTATGTGTGCGTTCAACAGTTTCTTTTTCGGCAATGACTGCTTCATACCGTTGAGAAATGAAGTCACCCTGGTAACGTGGGAATGAAAGAAGAACTACTTTACCTAAATCTGGAAAACGAGAGTCTACTGTTCCACGGAATGCTTTATAAATATTATCTGCAGTCTTACCTTGTTCATTACCTGTTCCAACTTCTGTAGCAAAACCAGAAATTTCATCAAGCACTGCCATCAAAAGGTTTAAACCTTCATGAGACTCTCTTTCTGAGTGACCAGAATAAACAGTTATACTTTTATCAAATTCAAATGAGTCCGCTTTTGGATTATACTTTCCAGCAAACCAGGGTGACTTTTCAACCTTTACTCTAAACCCTTTAAAGAAAACATTCTTAGCTTGTTGTGCGTTAACTGCAACGTTAATAATATCAATAGCATCTCCTGGGGGCTTACCAAAATAAACCGCTGGGTCTTTAAGACATAGAAGCTTATATACTACATATGCACAGGCTACTGTTGATATAAAATCTTTACCACTACCCTTACCAAGTTGAAGTATTAGTTCATTTTTAGTATATTTATTAAAATGTTTTGTGCCTTCTGCTTCACCCATAAGGTCAATTAAATCTTCTTTACGATAAATCTGACTCATCGCTTCAACAATTTCATATTGGATATCGGATAAAATTGGTTGCCCTAAATACTCTGGAGACTGAACAAATGTTTTTACATCTACAGGAGTTTCAACAAAATGATTCTCTTTTAATACATCAAGAAACTCATTGAACATCGTGGACAATTGTAATCACTTCACCCTCTTTTGCAATAGACGAAAGTCTTTGCATAATTAAATCACGTATCTCTGGATGTTCTGAAGCAACATCACGAAGTATACCAATTAAAACTTCTTGCCTACGTTCAATCTCAACCATCTCTTCTGCAAGTTCTTTGTTTTCAAGAAGACCTGCTTTCTGTAACATTTCAATTCTAGATTTTTCAATATCCATAACAAGTTTAATAGATGCTGTCTTGGCACTTAGATTATTAGTTAAGCTTGATTCATCCATAACTTCGTATGCTTTTGTAATTAATTTTGTATAGTGTGTATCTGCTCCTACCAATGCTTCCTTAGCCCGTGCACGAATAGCGTCATTGGCAGATGCCATAACTTTCCATTCATTAATAAGAGCTACTACTCTAACTCTTGGTATCTCTAGTTCTTTAGAAATTACTGTTGGATCATTTCCTTTTAGGTATTCAGAGACAACTTGATTTATTTGATCAAGATGATTTACTAAATCAGATTCAGTTGACATACTTACCCTCTAATCTATTAATCTCATCTTTAATATAAAAAATTGCTTTCTCAAGATCTTGAATGGTTTTTGCTTCATCCTTTAATCCTGCCCTCCACAAATATTTAAAGGCATTGCCAATGTTAAAATTTCTATGACGAGTAATTTCAATACACTCAACACCAGATGGATCAGTTGTATAGTGTAGCGGATTGTTTACTTGATCAACTGTAATGGTTAGATTATTAGTCAATGTCTTCATCGTCATCCCAATCAAAAGCTTCTGGCAAACCTTTAAGTGCTGTAACCACAAAGGTTATTCCTACTGCACCAGTAATACCAAGACCAATTAAAATCTTTTGTGCTTTATTCATCGTCTACTCTTCCTTAATCCAAATTTTGCAAGATAAACATAAATAGTTTCTATGCTTGCCCCACACTCTTTTGCAATTTCTTCTGGAGATTTTTTATCCATAAGATATCTCTTACGTAGCCAAACCTCTGATGTATATAGTTTACCACCCATAGCTTTATTTGTCAACTTCCGTATCAATAACATCATAATTATATGCATTTGAATCTTCAAGGATCCATTTGTCATAGCTTTCAACATCCCATTTTTTTGTATTAATTAATCTATCAATTACTAGATCTTTTTTTGTAACAAAAGATGGCTCTTTTATTCTTACTCTATTATTTGGCTGCACCGCAAAATTACCGTCATCTCTTTGAATTACATGACCACACTTGTGTTGACCTGGGTTTTCAGAATATCCATCATCCAGTATATTAGTTTCTGGACTATGCCAATCTAAAGTAAACAAGTATGTCCCAGGTATGGTAACTTTGTTTCTGTCTGTATATGACATTCTCATATTACTTAGTGCTTGAAATTTTGTAACAGAAATATGTGGACTAAAAGAATTCCATAAAACAAGATTATGAATTGGCTCTTCTGGAACTCCTGGCTTAGTGCAAAATGCATTAATTGGCATTCTCCACCATACACCACCATCTTCCATCATAAAGTGAAACAGTGGACTTCTAGATTTTATACTTGCAACTCCAAAAATAACGCATGGAAAGTATTGGTCGTGACTATCTTCTTGGTCTCTTAAAAAATTACCACGAACATAGCATTCAATTGGAGGAATGTTTGCATTTAGTTCAGGCATTATAAATTATCTCTTTCCGCTGTCTTAAGCTTATCCCAAAATCCACCAGGATTTCCTTGATAGACTTGTCCAGTTTCACGATCTATTAAAAGCCATTTTGTTGGCGACAAAGTTTTTACAGTTAAAATAGTATCCTTTTCTTCTTCTTTAAAATTAAAACTATTTCTTTCCATTATTTCCTACCGCCTTATCCCAATTATTTATAGCCCAATGTCCAATTCCTACAGCATCAGCAACATCATTATCATCAATAATTTTATCATACTGCATATTAATAAACCTAATAGTCTTTTGCTTTCTTATTTCTCTTTCATTAGATTTATGCCATGCTTCTGACTTCCCTGGATTTTTTGACCTTATAAAAAATTTTTCGTCTTTAGTGAGCTTTCCATTACCAATAGATATCTGCCAAGTGATTGGGGCTACAGTTCCTATAATTTTGGTTCCAGTCAAACCAGCAGCACCTAGAAGTGCTCCTTGAACAAGTGCTAGATCAGCAGCAACTTTTGGGGAATTCATAAACACAGTATGCTCAATAACAATAGCCTCAAACCCACCATAATAATCAAAGAAAGCTTTTGTTTTCTTGCAAGCATCCATTACTTTTTCATATGTATTATTTCCTTCAAATTTTATTTTGCCAACAACG